CCTCTCGCTATCGTCAACGGCACCGACGCTGCCAGCGGGCTACGACAAGTTCCGCCGCGTGGGCGTCGTGCGAGCCATCGTCGCATCGACGTTCCTGAAGGTGAGCCAGACCGGCGCGGGGAGGGATCGGCGCTACCAGTATGACGAGGAACGAGCGGTCGTGCAGGCTCTCGCCATGGGTGGTTCTATCGTCTACGCGCCCGTGTCGCTGGCGACGTTGGTTCCCCCGACGGCGCGACGATGCGAGATGATCTTTGGGTTCAATTCACAAACGGCGTCGAACGTGATGTCCATACGCCCGACAGGATCTACGGTGCTGGTGCCAGCGGTGACAATCAACATTGGTCTCGCTGCGCCAGAGGCCATCAATGGCTATATGGCAATGGACACCGACACCGCGCAGTCCATCGACTACAAGGTCACGGGGGCAGCGAGCACGCTCGACATATACGTGATGGCTTACGTGGATGAGGTGTAGCGTGGCAAACGGCGTTGTTGAGACGGTGGCGGGGAACCTCCTACGCGCGGGATTCTCCGGGTTTATGGTATCGTGATATTCATTGACGCAATTGCACTCGGGCTAAACTTGTAGAGGAGAGAGAAAGTGAAAACAATTAAAATAGGGGCTAGTATATCCTGGAATGATAAACCTAAATTCTTTGATGAGGATATTAAAGAATTATCATACTATGAATTCATAGAGTTCTGTATAGCTAATACTCAGTTGTTTGGTCAAGGCGCAAAAAATGTAAGATCTGGTATAAGAATATTAGATTCTCTTGAATCAGCTATTAAGAATAATGCTACAGAGTTCTGCATAGAAACAGAGGATTGGCAAAAATTATGGGATGCACTAAATAATAAGCAATTACTCCCGAGAATGGCTCAAGCAGCGGAGCGAGAAAATTGGTATGAAAATATAGAAAAGGCTGAGGACTTTAAACAGAAATAAGTAGTTTATATTTTGAGATTGACATTTTTCTAGGGAATGATATCATCAAGTATCCCCTCTCCTCTCCGTGGTGGGGAAGTTGTTGCTAAGTGGTGGCAGCTTCTTCACCACACTATTCAGTATCATTCTATCCTAAATTTTTGTAGGAGAAAGCAGATAATGGAATCGGTAATCACATTTGACGCCATTAAGCCACTAAATGGAAGAGTTCTTGTAAAAAGGCTTCAGAGCCCTGATAAAATTGGGTCTCTTTACATGCCGGAACAACACAAGAAGAATTTTAGATGTGGGCAAGTTTTAGCTGTTTATGATTATCAGGAATGTCGAAAAAACCCAAATGAGCATAGAACACCACAGGTAAGAGTTGGGGATATAGTAACGTATAATACCTACAAAGGTCTACCAATTAAATGTAATCATATGGATGAGATTATGGATTGTATACTAATGCCAGAAGAGGAAATCGAGGCGATTATTGAAAATGGGGAATTCCAGCCGCACGAAAAGCAGTACGCTAAGCAAAAATAAATAAAAGGAGGTGGCATATGATCCTCCAAATAAACAATTGGTTATGGCAGGGGAGCATATCAGCTATAAAAGATAAAGATTACTTAAAACATAATATAAAAGGTATCGTATTTCTGGGTGAAAATAATGAAAGGGTATTTCCGGATTATGCAGATAATGTAGATTATCTGTGGTGTCCATTTAATGATCCGGGTGAAAACTTAACAGCCAAAAAAATAGAAGAGATTATGGGATTTGCGAGTGACATAAAAGTTGAAGGTAGCGTGCTAGTAGCGTGTTTCGGGGGAATTAATAGAAGTTCAGCAATCTGTGCAATTGTTTTACATTATATAGAGAGTATGAAAGAGAAAGAAGCTTGTAACTTAATTAGAAAAAAGAATCCGTCTATGGGAATTAGAAAAGAATTAACAGAAAAGATAAAAACTTTATTGGGATTAAATATTTCTTAAAGTTATAAAAATAAGGGACTCCACTACGGAAAGTGTATCATACATGCAATATGATGCACTCTCCACCTTTTTCATAATTTTTATTCACTTCCCGCCTTGACTTCCGCATTAAAAAATGGTATTCTGATAGTGCCGATTGGGGAATGGAACCGTGGTTTATTTTATAAAAGATGTAAATAGTGGTTTAATAAAAATTGGATACTCTTTAGACCCTTCAAAAAGATTTAAACAACTTAAGGCAAGTGCCGGGCTAAATCTTAAATTTTTAGGTATAGTAAAAGAAGATGTAGAGTATGAAAAAGAATTGCATATAAAATTTAAAAATTTAAGAGTTAATAATGAGTGGTTTAAATGTGAAGACTGTTTAGTGGAATTTATTAATCTAAATTCAGATTCGTCATTGGAGAATTTAACTAAAGAACACATAGAGAAGGTTAAGGAAAAGGTTAAAAAAGGATTTGGCGAGTATGACGTGGAGCCCGAGAGGGCCTTACCAGAATTCTTTTTTAAAGAAAATATACAAGAAACATTAAGTGAAGGTTCTTTAGTCTTTTATCAAATTTTATTATCACGATCAAAAATGTATTTTTTAGACGACGGCGGGTTCTGGGTAGGCTATAAAAATAATTTTCAAGCAATCCTTATACCTGATTTTAGCGATTTCTATTTATGTGAAAGAAATGAAGAAAAAATAACATCTTATTATCGAGAACTTCTTGAGAAAGAAGTAGTTAAAGAGTTTAGTTTAAACGAGAAAGAAAAATATATTTTGCTTGGAAAAGTCTTTATGAGTTCTGTCTTTTTATTTATTCACGACTACATAACTCGTATAAAAACAGAAAGATTAAAAATCTTTAGGAAACTTCGTTCAGTAGAAAAATTAATTTTTGGGGAAAGATATGGCTTTAAAATTTATTAAAACATATTCTGATTTTGTTTCTCTGGGGGGATATAAAATAATTTCTCCCGTTGCCTTCGCAATATACCAAAGATTAACTAAAAACTTAATATTTTACGCCAAGGATAAAGATTTAGACGCCCTACTAAAAGATAATAATCTAGTATCTAGAACAAAAATTTCGGCTGCCGCAAAATCTTTAGGCTGTGATAAAAAGACAATACGAAAATATATAAAGATTTTAAGTTTCTGGAAAGTAATTACAGTTATTTCTTATATAGATTTTACAGATGATTACTCTTATGAAAGAGCGGCTTATATCTTGGGTAAAAAAGAGGTCTCTGAAAATAAGGTATCATATCGCTGGAGAGTGGATGCTTTCCAAAAGGAATTTATAGAAAGTTGTAAGAGCAAAACAGGTTATGATGATTACTTCTCAAGATTAAGAATAATTGAAGATAAGTTGCGGTCGAGAACTAAGAAAAAATGTGATACTATTATAGAAAATCCGATTAAAGCGGTTTTGCCCGGCGGTGTTCCGTGTACAATAAAATCAAATTCTGAAAGAGTAGCAAATTAAAAGCACGGATTCTGCGGGGAAAATTTCCCCAGCCCCCTTGAAAAAAATCCCCGGAAAAATTTCCCCACTGGGGCGGATATTCTTACAGTCTGAAAATTTACCTAAGTCTTTGCTGTAGTGTTATTTATATACTAAATGTCGATTTTTATTCCATACTAGATCTTTAGTATAGATCAATAAAAACTATAAAATAGATGTAACTTAAAAGTTAGCATTTCGCGTACCCGCTCAATGCTTACCGGCCCACTATAATCAATTTTAATTGATATTAATAATATTGTTTTTAACTATTCCGCCGCGTGTAAATTTTCTTTACGTTTTTTGAAGAGAAAACTATTATGGGAATTGATACCCTTTTTCCAGAATTCGCTGGACAAACAGGGAACAACAGGGTAGACAGTAGTGGTGAGAAAAAGAAGAGAAATTCGTCTCAAAATCCAATTTATCAAATTTGGGCATATTATTGCACAGAGTTAAAAAGTGACCTAAATTTTTCGTCGATTGAATTACCAAAAACTATTAGTGGTATAAATGCCGGTTGTTTAAAAAATCTTATAAAAGAGTATAGTTTACCAACACTACGTCTTATTATTAAATGTATTATTATGGATTGGCCTGCTTTCGCGGAACATTTCAAAGTCAGAGCTAATTTTCCAGAGCTTCGATTGATTACATATTTTAGAGAAAAGATTTCGTTTGCTGCTACTAGTGGTTCTGGATTTTTTACACCATCACATAGGTTTAGTAAGTACGCACAATACTTTGAGAATCAAAATAATGCAAGATAATAAAAAGAAGACTATTAAAATAGAGGTAACGGATAATGATAATAGGATGGTATCCTTTGATTATATTAAAGACTTTGTGGAAGAATTAAAAGAGGGCATTTCGGGGAGGGAAAGGAAATATTACCCCGAAGAAAAATACTGGGTTATTTACGGGAAAAGATATGATATCCTATTAAAGCGATTAGCTGTTAGATTCTTTGATGAGGCATACTGGCAATATATGGAAAATTGGGAAACTATAATGCTTGACTTGAAAACTATGGAAAAGATTAAACAAAAGAATTTATTCGAGGGGAACTATCTTGATTAAGAGAATAGTAGAATATAGTATGGTTATTCCATTTATTAATTATAACCGGAATAAAACTGTTAGTAGAATACCGTTTGTTAAAGAGTTCGGTATAAGATTTATGAATAAGCTATTTGATAGGCCGCTTGGAGATTTTATTAAAATTAAGTTTGGATTTACTGAAATCAGATCCACTGACGGGAAAGACATAGAGCTAAAAATGTTTGCTGATCAGGATGTAGAAGATGGAATGGATGCTTAAATTTTTTAGAAAAATTTCCAGATTTACTTGATTTCTGGCCTGCAATGTGGTAAACTGAAGTGTTGTCTGATACTATTTATTTATGGAGGCTATCGTAAATGATTGGAAGAAATGAGTTTAATGGTTTAGGTGCTGCTACAAAGGTTCGATACGAAATCCTGCCGGGCGGTACCCCGCATTTTGAATTTGTTCTAAATCTAAATAGAACGTGGAGAGATAATTCTGATAGGCTGAAAGAAGAGACATGCTCTATTCGTTGCGAGTGTTTCTCAAAAATTGCAGAAGTTTGTGATAAAAATGTAGATAACGGAACAATTGTGATGATTGATGGTTATCTTAGAAATATAGAAACAGGGATTTCTGTATTCGTTACAAGATTTTGGCCCCTGATGAATCGTAAGCCATTGCCGAGAGATGAGCGAAACGAATATGACGAAACATACGAGTATGCTAATGTAGATGCTGAAAAAACGATTAGGTAACTAGAATGGCTTGGTCGGCTATTGGAAAAGTTAGACAAAGATTAGACGCAAATGTTTTTAAGACTTTGCGCCTGGGTAGGCGCTATTGGGATGTCGAGCTGTCTAATATTTCAGATGATAAAAACTACAAGGGAAGAATATTTGTGTACGATCAGAATTTATTAGATAATATACACAAAGGAATTGGACTAGTTCTTTTGGGCGATTATAGAACCGGAAAAACTAGTATTGGTTCCTGGCTGCTTAAGAGGGTGTATGAAGAGGGCGGTACTTCTTTATTTGTCAGATATGACGAAATTACTTCTTCTGTATTAGAAAAAACCGGGTTCTCGGATAGAGAGACTTTATACCAAAGAATGGTTGGTGTGGATCTATTAATGATTGATGATGTCGGAACTGGAAATATGAATGATTTAGTTAAAGGTATGTTTGAAATGGTTTGCAGAAAAAGATACGATAACTCTAAATCTACAATACTTACTACAAATTATCCAGAAAAAGCATTTAGTCAGATTGTTGGGGCCGGGCTTTATAAAATGCTTAGAAGTACTTGTGATTTCATAATTTGTGATGGTGAGTGGAAGTAAATCGTTTTATAACTCTACATATTTCTAGAGAAAATTGTGCCAGCGGAAAATCTACTTATAAATATAGATGCAGAGAAATCAGTTCTCGGGTCTATACTACTAGATAACTCGTGTATATCAGATGTTATTCACGTACTGAAACCGGAATGGTTTTATAGCCCCGCTAATCAGAAGTTGTATAATTGTTGTATAGATTTATTTAGAGAATCTATAACAATAGATTCGGTTACGTTGTTTGATTTGGCGAACAAAAAAGATATTTTGATATCTTGTGGTGGCGCAGAATATATAGCAGAGTTGTTACAGTTTGTTCCAACTGTATCTAATGCTGTTTATTATTCAGAAGTTGTTAAAGAATGTGCTAAAAGGAGAAGACTTAAAGAATTTTATCAATCCAAAGCAAATGACTCGGGAAAGGTCAGAGAACTAAATGAAGTTATTAGTGATACAAATAAAGAATTTGTATTAATAGAGGATGAATTTGGGTACAGGGATAAAGTATTAGATTATGAAAAAGGCTTCGAAATCTTTGATAAAGAGTATGAGACTAAAAAGAATTTGGAGGGCGGGATAGATGGAATTAGATCCGGATGGCCGAGTATAGATGCTATAACGTTAGGGTGGCATCCGGGTGAATTTATACTTATTGTGGGGATGCTGGGCATCGGAAAAACATTTTTGTTATTAAAGAATGCACACGAAGCCGTAAAGCAAAAGAAAAAGGTAATGATATGCTCATTAGAGATGCCGGATTTTCAAGTATTTAGAAGATTTATATCTTTGGGAAGTGGCTCCCCATTCGGAAGAGTCCGGAGTGCTAAATTAAGTTATGATGAATTAGCAAAATTAGCCGAGTATCGAAAAAAATCTTTAGAAGAATATAAGGATTATTTAGTTATTCTTGATAGGAAAACAATAAATTGTGTAGCTGATATTGACTTAGCGGTAAGAATTCACAAACCAGATTTTGTTTTAATCGACGGAATTTACTTGTTAGAAGAAGGTGGCGGGGCGACCTGGGAAAACGTAAAGAGAGCTAGTAATAGAACAAAACAATTAGGTGTAAAGAGATCTATTCCTGTGTTTGCAACAGCACAGTTTAATCGAGAGGGCGGGGAAGATTCAAAAACCGGCGGGAGTAAAAAATATGGCTATAGTTATGCGTTACCACAAGATGCAGATATTAGCATGGAGGTTTACAGAGAGGGTGAGCAGGCGTTGATAAAACTTGGAAAAGTGAGAGATTCTGTTAGTAATGCTAGTGTTATTATTCATTGGAGGATGGAATCGACGAACTTTGATGAAATTGGATTATATAGTGAAGAAGACGAATCAGTAACCAAGAATATAGATAAACAATCAGAAATTACTTATTAATAAAGGAGAGGCAAATGAGTGTAGATAATATGGATATTTTCAATCGCTCTGCGTATGATGCGGCTGAGAAGCAGGCGAAAAGCCGCGAGGCTAGAAAATCTGGTAAAGGCCCTGGACCACAAAGATTTTGGATTCCAGCACAGACAAACAAACACGTTATCTTTTTAGACGACAACCCAATAGAACTCGTAGAGCATCAATTAACAATCGACGGGGATTGGAAGAACTGGTATGTATGTTGCAAAAGACCGGACAATAACGGATATTGGACAGTCGGCGAATGTCCATTCTGTGATATGAAAATCCCGAAATATTTGATGGGTCCGTATACCGTAATTGATGAAACCGGGTACACGGATCGCAAAGGCGAGGTAAAAAAGAATATTAAGTGTGTTCTAGTAGCTAAGGAAAGAAGTCTTAACAAGTTCAAGAGGCTTTCTGGAAGACACGGCGGATTAAGAGCGAATAGATTTGAGTGTTTCAGAACCGATGGAAAAGCAGTTGTCATCGGAGATGATTGGGCATTTGTAGACAAGGTAGATGATAAACTTTGGGAAACATTTGATACGAAGCCTGTAAACTATAAAGAATATTTTAAGGTTGTAAGTATAGAAGATGCCAATTTAATTTTAAAGAGCGGGAATATTACTATTCCGGAAAGAGATAACTCTCCGAGGCAGCCAAATCCCAATCAAACTACACCGAATAAAGAAGCGAAATCATCAGATGATGTTAAAGTAGAATACTAAAATGCCAGGACCGGATATACTAACAACGGAGATTGCTGAAGATATTCTTCGGCATAAAGTAGTAGCTCTGGATTTTGAAACTAACAACAGCCTCACTCCGAGAACCGGGAGGATAACTGGTCTCGGGGTGGGGTGCAACAATAAGAGCTATTATTTTGAATGGCGTTCTGGGGTAAAAGATTTACTTATAAAAATAGTAAATGACTATGAAAGAATCTGTTGCTGGCATAGTTTCCAATTCGATAGTAAATGGTTAATATCTGAAAATATCACATGGACTTGTAAAATGGCCTGCACAATGGTAATGTGGTATTTATTAGATGAGAGAAGATTTGGAAAATACGCACTAAAGGGTGAGGATGGGGCCGCAAAGATATTTTATGGTTTAGATCTTCCAGAATACAAAGATGCTATACAAGGAGATCTATTTACAAACTATACTTTTTCAGACTACGGAAGAAAAGACCCGGAGATCTGTAAAAGATTATTTGATGATAAATATCTAGAAATAGAGGAACAAGGACTAAAGAATGTATATTGGGATTTTGATTGTGCAGTTCTTGCACCAACTGGACAGATGGAAGAAAATGGGTTATACTTTAATGTAGAAAAACTTAGAGAAATGGCGAATGCTGATCTGGAAGAAATGAGATCAATAGAGGAAGAATCCATAAAAGAACTAGGTTATAGAATAGATCTTTCTAGTCCACCTCAAGTAAGTGATACAATATTTAAAAATTTGGAACTAGAACCTCTTGATGGGATGGAGCTGGGAAAGAATGGAAAATATTCATCTGATGATGACGTATTGGATTTACTTAGCAGTAAGTATCCCGATTGTAAATTCCTAAAGATCGCTAGAAAACATCGCGGAGTCGCTAAAAATTATTCTTCTTATACTGGTAAGTATTATGAATTAGCTAAAAAAGGAAATGGATATGTTTACGGGAGTTTTAAAACCACTAGAACATTAACTGGAAGATACTCCGGGGAGTTTCAGCAATTTCCTAGAGTTGAGGATGATGAAGATCCGGGCATAAGAAGAGCAATATGTGCTCCAGAAGGATATCTATTTATAGACGCGGATTTTTCCCAGATCGAACTAAGATTAGTTGCACATGTTGCTGAAGAACAGATAATGATTGATGCATTTAATGAGGATAAAGATATTCATCAGATATATGCAGATATCTGGAAGTGTACAAGAAGTATTTCAAAGAACATTAATTTTATGTTAGTGTACGGCGGTCACTGGTTTAAACTTTGGCATATGATTAATAAAGCTATGCGGGAGAAGAATTTAACGGAGATTTCTCAGAAAGAAGCTAAGCGGCTACATGGGTTGTATTTTGAAACAAATAAAAAAATAGCAGCTTGGCAGCTAAGCGGAAGGGAGGAACTTCATAGAACACTATGTGCTAAAACGCTATTTGGAAGAAGAAGAAGATTTTCAAGGAATGAATTGTTAGATGAAAAGATGGAGGAGCATTGTTGGCGACAATTTATTAACAGTAAGATTCAAGGGACAGCCGGGGATATTGTTAAGAGAGCAATTATTAGATTAGATAATAAGTTTAAGGGAATGTCTATTAAGGATCCGTTGTATAAAGATGTGAAGTTGAGGTTACAGGTTCATGACGAACTTGGTTATACCGCACCGAAATCTATAGCGGAAGAATCCAAATCAATTGTAAAGTATGAAATGGAAAATGCCATAAGAGGTTTGCGTGTTCCGCTTAAAGTTAATGTTGGAATGGGGGATACGTGGGCGGATGCAAAGACATAAAATTTCGGAATTTCCCACTTGACAATTCGGCTACGGCAGTGTATTGTTCCAGCGTGAATTTTGGTGTTTTTATTGTAGAGGAGAGCGGAAAATGAATCCAGAGGTTAGTACAGCGGGACCAGCTTCGGTGACAACCGATACACCATCTAGTGACGGTGCTAAAAAGCGAGGTCGCCCGAAGGGTTCTAGGAACGGTGGTGCAAAGCGGAAGTATCGGAAATCTCCGACAAAGATGGGCGCATATGTTCAGAATCTAAGAGAAAGAGTGGTTTTGAAATGTGCAACTTGCGGGGATGAAAAAGATTTAACAACTGCTGACCTAGCATTTAGAGCCGGGGTAGACGAGGCAGAGGTTAAGAAGATTGAGAGATCGAAGAGATCTCCCGATCCAGAGGTATTCACAAAAGTAATGAATACCGTTACTCAGCTTTATAAAGAAACAGAGTCTCGTAATGCTGAGTCCAAAAAGAGCCGGAGGAGGGGCCGTCGCCGCAAGAAGGCAGTATCACATCCAACAGAAGTAGCCCCGGCAGTTCCCACAGCTTAAACTGCATATTCTGTAATCGGGAGGGTAGCAATACCTTATAAATTGCTACTCTCCCCACCTTTTACTAAAGTAACAAGATTATTTTAATGATAGACAAATTCTCTACAGATTGTGTAGAATCAATTGACAGGTTATATTGGTTGAAAAAGAATTGTTTTAGTAACCAAGAGATTGAAAATCTTAGATTAAAGTGTACTGTTGATGGACCATTAGAATTTAGTACGAGGCAACCGGGGCCAGACATACATTTATTTGAAGAAACAGACTCCCTTATAGGTATACCTAGGGCATTCGGGATAAAAGAATACGGTTTTCATCCAAGAAAATCAAGTCTCATAGATGCAAGAGTAGAGTATAAATTTACAGGGAAGCTTAGAGAAAAACAGAAGCTCGCTTTCGATGCCGCTAAGACTAGGTTAAATTCTCCACCATTCAGTGGTGTAATTGCTCTCCCGCCCGGCAGCGGAAAAACAGTTCTTTGTCTAGCAATATCCGATTTTTTTCAATCAAAGACTTTGGTTGTTGTTCATAAAGAATTTTTAATGGACCAGTGGACTGAAAGAATATTACAGTTTACCGACATTAAAAGACATGAGATAGGTAGAGTTCAAGCAGATAAAGTAGATATATACGACAAGAAGATTGTTTTAGGTATGATGCAATCTTTGTATCAAAAAGAATATTTTAATGTGTTTGATAAATTTGGTATGGTGATATTCGATGAATGTCACCGGGTTGGGGCGGGAGAGTGGAGTAATATAGGTAAAAGATTTAATGCTAAGTTTAAGCTTGGTGTTTCGGCAACCGTATCTAGAGGAGACGATACGGACAGAATAATCGAGTATCATATAGGAAATATTATTTATGAAGATTTAAAATATGATGTTATTCCAAAAATTTACCAAACTAACTTTGTATTGGACTTCGATCAAGAAGATGTTAGCAATCGACGCGGTGAAGTAAATATAGCAAAGATGATTACTAAAATATCAGAGTGCGATGAAAGAAATAAATGGATAACTGGAGAGATACTAAAAGCCAGGAGTAAGGACAGAAAGATTCTCGTATTATCACACCGGTTAAATCAATTAAAAGATATTGAAAAGAGACTTTCATCAGCAGGAATTAGTTGTTTTGATACCGGATTCTATGTTGGTGGTATGGATATTATGGATAGAAGGAGATCGGAAAACTGTAAAATAATGCTTGCTACGTATCAGATGGCTTGTATAGAAGAAAATTCTGAAATTTTTGATTATTCGAGTGGCGAAATCCACAAAGCGCGGGAGATAATAGATTTAAATAAAAAAGTTTCGATGTGTTCTATGGATAATAACGGTAAATATGTTATATCTAATTTTGATGTTTGCGCGAGAACTGGAGAAAAAGAGTGTGTGGAAATAGCTACTACGACTGGAATGGTCACAGTTAGTAAAGATCATAAACTTCTTACACAGGATGGTTATAAAGAAGCTAGCAATATCACAACAAAAGACTATCTTGTATCTCCAGATAAAATATCCGTAAATATTGAATCATCCGGTTTATCTAAAGATGAAATGTGGTCTATAGGATGTATAATAGGCGATGGCAGTATCTCTCAAATAAGAAAAGGGGTTGCTGAATATGTATCTGCCGATAAAGATATATTAAATAATCTTGAGAATTGTCTTTGTTCAAACGGGATGTATTTAGATAAAGTTGAAAAAAGAACATACCATTACTTTATTAAGTGTATCCTAGGAAAGCATGGGCGGGGGAATAAATCGTGGCTTAGAAATATATCCGAGAGATATGATCTGATAAGAAAAGGAAAGGATAAGAAACTCCCGAAAGAATTTCTTGTGGATACTGAAGAAAATATATCTAGTATTCTTGGTGGATTGTTTGATACTGACGGATGTGCATTTTCAGATGGAAGAAGGGTAACTTGTAGTTTTTCTACCGTAAGTAATGTTCTTTCCGAACAAATAAGATTTTTATTACTTCGTTTGGGGATTCATTCCTACAAGACTTTTACGACCAAAAAAGGCTATAGCCCTGTAAATGTTATAAATATCCCTAAAGTTTTTATTAAAAGATTTATAGAACTTATCGATTTGAGATTGACTAGAAAAAAAAAGATTCTTGAATCTGTTTCCATGAGGAATACGGTATCAAAATGGAATGCTATTCCCAGGTCTATGTTTGAGAAGCCGTTATTTATACTCAAGAAAAATAAGCAAATAAAAATATTTAGTAATATGTGTATGTCCATCGGGTACTCTGGAACTGGTATGTGTTTTTCTGACAGAGATATCTCAAAAGAAGTGTATGACAAGGCGTGTACTTATACCGGCGTCAAAAATGAGTGTGGGGGTAAAATATTTTCTCGTGTGAAACTAATAACGGATGTTGGCATTAAGAAAGTTTGTGATTTTTCTATACCGGAACACAGAAATTATCTTGTTAATAATTACGTAATTCACAATAGCGAAGGTATGGATGTTCCGGAGTTAGATTGTTTAATATTTGCCACACCGCTAAATAAAATTGAGCAACCAATTGGTAGAACTCTTAGAAAGATTATTGGAAAGAGACAGCCTGTAATAGTAGATATTGTTGATCATTTTGATATTACGCAAAGGTTTGCATACAAGCGACGGGAGAAGTATGATGAGTTGGGATTTGATACTGTTTTAGCTAGCAAAAAGAATAAAGCATCATCGTGGATTAATTAAATGGCAAACGGTATTGATCTTTGGAAAAAATGTAGAATTCGCGTAAACGAAGATAAAAAATTTGAATATTTAGTGATTGAGTATTATGTAAGAAAGTTTATAGGGTGCGGAAAAAGGAAAATGGATTATCTGAGAAACAATAGCGGTATTAGATATGTTGTTCATAGAGATGCTAAGGATAGAAGATTTTATAAAATAGAGGATGCTTATGCTTTACACAGAGCAATTTGGATGTGGATGATCAATCGTAAAAATAATCGTAAAGATAAGATGCCACTAATGTATTATTATAAAAAAGAATTGGATCGCGGCGGTTATACGTTGTTTGCAAAAGGTGGTCAGTTTGCCAATAGTGTGAATTTCGAGAAACAAAATGCAAGATATGTACGAGAGTATAGAGAAAACAATCCTATCCCCGCTGGAAAAGATACAGATAACGACACAATCACAGATAGGCAAGAATAGTCAACCAAATATAGAAGAGGAGTATTTAGATATGCCAGATAGTGATAAGGATTATGCTGGTCCATATGGGTATGTTGGAATTCATGTAGGTGTAGTGATTAATATGGGAAATTATCAAACAGCTAGACTCGAAGTTAGCTGCACTATGCCGTGTAAACCGGATAAACGAGATGATGTGATAGAAGATGTACAAAAGTTCTGCGAAGATAGATTAAAAAAGGAGGTTGTTAAATTAGAAGCAAAGAAATCCGGAAGTAAGTAGTTATATTTTTATTGTCTCCTTTTAGTGGAGAAAATCAAATGGCGGAAGAAGTTAAGGCTGGTGAGGCAAAAGAAGATAAAGGTGATAGAAAGAAGCGTCTTTTACAGAAAAAATTCGAGAAGGCTGTGAAGGCTCTTGGGCTTCTTGGTAAAGTTAAGGGCTTGAATGAGAATCAGGTTGGGTTTATTGTTGGAAAAGTTCAGACGGCATTTGACGAGATGAAGAAAAAGCTTTCCGCTAAAACAGAAGAAGCCGTTAAGGAAACGGTAGCCGCAATTCCTGGCTAATGGATATGGAGAGGGGAACGAGGGGGGCGAGTGGTATGGCGCTTTCCCCCCTCAACTAAACTTTTTAGGAGAAATAAATGTATCGTTTACTGCTAATTGTTGTTATTCCTTTTTTTCTGATTAGCTGTACTACTGGAAGGCCGGTTAATCACCAAAGGGTGGAGAGTTTGGTGGGGCTGTCTATTGAATTAGGGTTGGGAGAACTTGCTAAGAAATATAACCAAGAGGAGTTTAATTCTGCTGTTAGAACCGCGGATGATACCGTGGTAAAGGTTTTAATTCCTGCATTTGAGGGGGCGGCATTAGACAGTTTAACTGTTGAAACCGTTAATCATACATTAAAGCAACTTGACGGAAGGGTTGATAAAAATATAGCCAATGCTATTAAAGCCGCAATTCTTATAGGATTTGAATTTGTGGACCTTCCAGAAAATCCTACGCAAAAAATTGGAGAGAATCATCTAAAGACTATCTTAGCAGTTCTTCGTGGGTTACATGATGGGATGAGTCTTTATTTGGAAAATCAGTAATGAACCAAGAAGAGTTTGCAAAAAAAGTTAATGCAACTTATAAAAATGAAATAATCGTAAAAGCCTCCGAAGTTAAAGTAAAAGTTCTACCACGAGCATCCGCCGGAGTTGTCGGGCTCGACATGAAATTAGGAGGCGGTGTTCCGCGCGGCAGGGCAATTATTTTTCGTGGAGACGCTTCTAGTGGTAAAACAACAACAGCACTATTAGCAATTGCCGATAATCAGAAAAGATGTAAGCATTGCTTAGAATACAGAGAGCTTTGTTTCTGTGGAAATTTTGAGAATTGTATCGCTGCGTTTATAGATGCAGAGGGAGAACTAGATTTAGAGTGGGCTGCTAAACTTGGAGTGAACCTAGACGAGTTATATATTGCTGATAGTGAATATGGAGAGCAGACGGCGGATATTGTTACGCAATCTATAAAAGATAAGATATACGATATGATTGTACTGGATAGTATTGCTTGTTTAATACCGACAAAAGAAATTGAAAAAAGTGTTGAGGACGATATTGTTGGGCTGCAAGCAAAACTAGTGACAAGGGCGGTAAGGGCGTGGATGCACGAATTAGCGGTTATTGAAGATCCTCTTCAGAAGCCAGCTATATTTCTGATTAATCAGAGACGTGCAAAAATAGGCGGGATGGGCGACGAAACAATGCCGGGCGGGTATATGCTTGGGCATTTTGCTTCTCAAATAGCAAAGTTTTGGCCCGGTAATTACGCATATGACAAGAACGATGAGGCGACGCATGTTAAAATTAATTATCAGATAGTAAAAAATAAGGTTGGATTAAATCGTGGAAGTGGCTCTTTTGATTTGTGGGTAAAGAAAACAGATGCACACGATGTTGGCGATGTAGAAAATGTTGATTCAATTTTACTTCACGGGAGAAGGTGGGGATTAGTAACTCTTGATTTAGAAAAAGGTGAGGAAATTAGTCTTGACAAAGCAATTGCTATGGAAAAGAGGAGTGGTGATTGGTTTGTTTGCGGAACTAAAGTTGG